ACATAACCCACTGTGTAAGAAGGTATGGTGAATGATGTCTGTCCTGCCGTGGCAGTTGTGTTCGTTACTGTTCTGTAGGCTGTAGTCGTTACCCCGCTGGCTGGGATGCCAAGGTATCTGACGCTAATGTTGCTTGTACCGCTTGGAGGCGCGGCAGAAAAGGTCAGGGTTGTGCCTGATACAGAATAGGTTGATGGGTCTTGGAGTACACCAGTAATCGCTACGATGATTGAAGACGTGTTGGCAGGAGCCACCGTCATGGTGTACGCTGTTTGTGAGCCTGTCCCGCTGAACGTGTCAGTCAGGAAGGCTGCTGAGATTGGGGCGTTGCCTATGTAACTCATGCTGTGTATGTCCCGCTTGATGTGAACGTCAGGATGGTATTGCTACCAGAAGTCGTTACTGTAGGTGAGCCTGTTTTAGTACCTGAGTAGTTTGCGGTTGGAACAGAGATGATGACTACGCCAGAACCACCGGAGCCTGTGCCAGAATTTAATTCACCTCCACCGCCTCCACCGCCTGTGTTTGCAGTTCCAGCAGTTCCAGCAGTACCCAAAGCACCGCCAGCGCCGCCTCCGCCATTACCACCACTCCCTGCTGTTCCACCAGTGTATTTTGCGCCGCCGCCACCGCCAGCCCTAAAAATAGAAGAGCCCGTAATATTTGACGAGACTCCAACACCACCATTACCACTAGCAGAACCACTACCATTTGCCCCAACAGCCCCAGCGCCGCCGCCGCCGCCGGTTAAATAGGTATTACTACCAGAAATATATCCGCCCCCCGAACCACCTGCATATCCTTGGTTAGTTGTTCCAGACCCGCCTGCGGCTGCGTTTACATAATTAGCGCCCCCTCCAGAACCTCCGGAACTACCCGCATTTTGGTCAGTAGACCCTCTACCCCCGCCAACAGATGTAATTGTTGTTATTCCAGAGCCAGAAAAAGAAGAGTCCGTTCCACTGACTGACGCAGCGCCCCCCGACCCAACAGTTGCCGTGTAAACGGTTCCAACGGTTAAGGTAATGGCACTTTCCGCAGAACCTCCACCACCAGAAGATTGCCCAGTTACTGAAGTTCTATATCCACCAGCGCCACCACCGCCACCGGGGTTTGAATAATTACCGCCACCTCCACCACCCGCAATCACCAAATAAGATGCCGAATATGTGTAGTTAGCCACAACAGGTTGCCAAGTAGTGCCGTTGTAATACTCCATAGCCACTAGCGAAGTATTAAACCCTTGCATCCCAGTGAAAGGCAAAGACGGACGCGTAGCCGTAGTCCAACTGGTAGGCCCAAATCCGTTTGAGTTTACTTGGCTGATTGCCATATTAAGCCCTTGTTATTTCTTTCCAAGACGTAGTGGCTTCGTCCCACTCGTAGAACTTGTCGTCTGTTGGCATCGGTGTCGGTGCATCCCATAGACAAGTGTCATCGTTCAATACCCAACTTGCAAATGGCTTTGGTGGGATGAATGCGTCTTTTGTGCGGTTGTATGAATAGCCGATACCAGCGTAGTTCTTACGTAGAGGAGTACCGCCATTACGATGCTGACCACCGTGTGTGTTGTATGAGGTCTGAATCCACTCACCGGGACTTGAGTCCACAAATGTTTGAAAGAACTCAGGTTCAGCAACGATAACTTGTGTAACGATGCCGTCTACTACTTTTGCAAAATGTGACATGATTTCCTCTTAGAAAGTTATAGTTCCAGAACCAGTAAATGTGTAGATGTAGTTGCCACCAGAAGATGTCTGCGTGTATGTACCAGTGGCTGTAGCGGCTTTATAGAGAGAGGAATATGAAATTATCACAATTCCAGAACCACCATTCCCACCGCCATAATAAACACCAGCATTAGAATATCCCCCACCACCCGCTCCACCGCCTGTATTAGCTGTTCCAGCGGCGCCTTGACCTGTACCTCCAGAGCCGTTTCCGCCGCCACCAGAACCACCTGTAGAAGTATTTGAAGCACCTGTCTGTCTACCGCCGCCACCACCACCACCAGCGTAATAAGTAGCACTGCCAGAAATAGATGAAGAAATTCCTATACCACCATTACCACCTCTAGCGTTTCCGTTACTTCCTGTTTGTCCAGCGGCTCCAGCGCCACCACCGCCACCGCCAGCATCACTTTCGGCAGGGCCACCACAACTACCACCAGCATTACCTTGTCCTGATGTGCCAGAACCTCCAGAGTTTGCGGCTCTATTACCAGCGCCACCCCCTGAACCGCCAGAAACACCAGCCAATGCCCAGCCACCACCGCCACCACCGCCAATTGCAGTTAAAGAAAATGCGCTTGAATTAACACCATTAGAAGCATTTATCGACCCATCGGAAAAAGTACCCGCACCACCAGCACCCACTGTTATGGTGTACGTATTTGCAGCGGAAATAGAAGCAGTACCTGTTAATAAACCACCTGCTCCACCTGCTCCAGAAGACCCACCACCGCCACCAGCAACTACTAAATAAGAAACAGAAGTCGCAGAAATATTTCCATAAGTAACCCATTGAGAGCCTGTCCAATATTCCGCAAATCCAAGTGTGCTATTAAACCTATTTGCCCCAGCCACAGGTGAACTGGGTCTTTGTGCCGTAGTACCAGAAGGTAGGTTTTCTGCGCCCGTACCGCTACTCCCATATACATCTAAAGCCACATTCGTCACCGTACCCTGACCCGGTGCAATAACCTGCGTTATCGGGCTTGTGTAGTAAACATAAATGTTGTTAGTTCCGCTCAACGGAGCAGAGGTGAACGTGATGGTGTTGGCGCTGACTGTGTATGCTGAACTAGGGTTCTGGGCTACGTTATCAATCGTAACTTGGACTTGGGCTACAGACGCAACTGGGCGAGACAGCGTGAATGCCGTGGTTGACCCGTTACCACTGAAGTAATCAATGGCTGGCGTGAAAGCCTGTTGTGTGGAGGAGTTACCGATTACTGCCATTTATGCCACCGTCAATCCTGATACCCAAGCATCTGCCGATGTAGCCGCACTTGAGACCACAACCAGAACATCTGCTGCTTGCAAAATAATCCTGTTGCCTTGGATACATTCGTTTGAACCGCCCACCGCCACAGTAGCGCCTTTGACTAGGTAGTAGTTGACCGCTGAACGGGTAAAGTAAACATCACAAGTGATAGGTGAAGTAGAGGTGTTAGATACCACAAGGCTGGCTATAGCCAAAGTTGTCGATGCCGCTACTGTCGTTGCAGTAGAGCCGCCCGTGCTTACGTTTTTTACTCCATACGATACGTTTGTATAGGTTGCCATTTGTTATCCCATCATAAAAGCTAGGTAGTACGCTTGGTCTGCTGTAGCCGCATTGTTAACAGCCCATGTTGGCGCACTGCCGTTAGAAGTCAAAATATATCCGTTAGCACCAATACCCACTTTAGACAGTGCAGTGCCAGAAACGTAGTAGAGCATGTCACCAGCGGCATAACTTGTCAGCCCTGTACCGCCGTAGCCTGTAGCGATAGTGCCGCCTTGCCATGTACCGTTACTGATGACCGTAGAGCCAAGGTTAAGAGCGTTAGTGCCCCAAGTCACATTCTCTGGAAGATACCCGTGTACGTCCCATGTTCCAGCCACTGTGCCGTTTGCTAACAATACAAGTTCAACCGCACCACCAGAAGTAATAGTGCCGATAGCGCCCGTGGCGTAGTCTTGTAGAGTCAGCGTTCCAGTTGCGTTGTTGTTGAACACAAACGCCACACCTGTAGTCAGTGTGGTTGCATCAGGCATCGTATAGGTTTGACCGCCCGTACCGTTCAATGTCTGTGAGTAACTAGAAGCCGCAGTTAAAGCCGTTGTACCGCCCGCTGCCGTAGTATTTGTATTAGATTGGTTGAGTCGGTTTACTGCTACGTTCTGATTGGCATCTCTCAGCATCACTGAGTTAGCGCCACTAGAAGCGGTTACCCCCGTGCCACCATAAGCGACTGGGATAGTAGAAGCGTTCCAAGTAGCGGAAGTAATCGTACCTAGAGGACTGACATTGCCAGAGGCATCTTCGTATACAGCGATACCCGCTGGATAAGTTACAAAGACATTGACCGTACCTACAAACGTAACCGCACTTCCAGAGTTACTAGAAGAATAGATGGTTGTACGAGTAAGAGTCGGCCCAGTAGTTGAGTAAGTCCCCAGACCCACTTCCCAGTTGCCAGTGGCATCAAAGGAAGAGTAGTACGTCGTATTCCCATTCCCAACGACGGCGAAGGATTGGAAGCCCGTGACAGAACCCGATAAGGTAAAACTTACCGTGGTGTTGGCTGTCCCCGTTTGCTGAACACGGTCATTGAGGGCTAGAGCCATTTAGGACTCCAATCAACTTGTAGCGGTGGTTGAATACGTGACGGTGACAGTATCGCCAGATGTAACAGTCTTAGCAGTGCTGAAGTTGCCTTCTGAGTACAAAGTACCCGCAGTGCTAGAGATTGTGCTGACTGCGCCAGTACCTGTCACCAAGAAACACCCATACACAGTAGCAGAACCTGTCATTGTGTAGGTGATAGCCGTAGCCGTTGACGTAGTGACGTTTGATGGGGTTGAACCAGATGAGGTAGCCGCTGCAAATACAGCCGTACCACGCACTGCTGACCCGCCCACGGTGTAGGTAGTCAACTCAGTCCATGTCTTAGAAGACATAGTGTCTGTAGCCGCAAATGTGGTGCTGTTGTTAATCAGACCTAAGAATGGGCCAACTGTGGTGTAAGTGCCAGATGTGCGGAGCAAGGTGTCCAGCAACAACTGCTTACCAATAGCAACAACTAAGTTGGGAAATGCTTCGTCCCACTTGAGGTTACCCTGTGCGTCACGGCACTCTACTTTGTAGAAGCCTTCAATGCCCATGCCTTCTGGGATGGATGCGTTTGCTTGCAGTGTGGCTACGGCGTTATCGCCAAAACCTGAGTGTTCTTTATGCATATGTGCTCCTATGAGAGTCGGATGATCGCAGACGTATTAGTGACTGCTGGGAATTGTACGGTGAATGTACTAGAACTGGTCTTGTCTGCGCCAAAATCTAGCACGCAAACTGTCGGGTTGGTCGTGCCGTTAGCCAAGTAAATTAACGCACCTCGTGCGGTAATGGCGCCATTCCAGACAACATTTGTAAAAGACAGATACGTTGTATTACCTGAGTTACCAGTTGTGGGGATTTGGCTAATGACTAGTGTTTGTCCGCCAGCCGTATAACCAGAGGCTACAACTTCGCCCGTGCTTGTGTAGGACGTGGTATCCGCGTTTAAAGTCGCCGCGTTGGTGTACAAGGCAATCTTAAATACCTGAGAAGTCCCAGTATTAAAGTTATACACCCCGTCAAGCAAGCCGGTCTTGAACGTGTTGGTTGCCCAGTTGCCATTAAACGCCATTATCTAACCCCATTATTTTGAGGTAGGGGCGCTTCGCGGTACTGACCGCTACGATAAGCATCACTGCGCTCCAGACCATCGCCAAGGCGTTTAGCAAGGGCTAATGCTTCTTTGTACTTAGCATCATAGAAAGCCATGATGTCAGCTTCGCCCTTCATGTAGGTGTAAGCCTCAACAAGTGATCCGTATAACAGAACAGTATCAAAGTTATCGCCCAGCCAAGTCTGACCAGAAGCTGCAACAGTGATTGACACGGGGTAATAGTAGTAATGCAGTTCTACAGAGTAAGACGCATCAGGGGTTGGTCCCACAATGAACGATAGTTCATTTGTGATTGTGCTGGTGTTAACAGTCGGACCAAACAGAGCGTAGTACTTAGGGATACCTGTATCCGTTGTTGGGTTTGGGTACGCCTGACGGATGAAGTTCACATCCTTGTTTAGCAGGTACTCGTAATTACCACTAGCGTCAATCACAGCCAAAGAATAGGTGGACAAAAAATCTTCGGGGCAAGACAAATACTTATTGCTGTTAGTCACGCTACCCGTTACGTTCTTACGTAACGACGGGAACTGAACAGTGTTGTAGATACGCTGTTCAGCCTGAGTAATAAAGCGATTGAGTTGGGTCGTTGAAGACACAACTGTGCTATCTGCCAACGTAGTGGCAGGAAACGTATTCTCTGTATACGTCTGAATCGCTGTTACTAACTCAGAATAGGTCATGCCATTGGGCCTCGTGCCATCAAGCCTTTAGTAGCCGCGCCAGTACCACGGACTTTGATGCCGTCAGTCTTAACGGTCTCGTTGCCAGCAGATTTACTAATAGCGCCAACAGACACATCCATCGTGTCCATCTTACTGCGGTTTGGCTCTTTGCCGGGGTTTTCAGCAACGCTAACGCTCTTGCCAGACATAGTGTGTGGCTTCGCGTATGCAGATGCGGATAGGTTGTTCTTTGCCATTATTTACCCCTTTGGTTTGCGACACGAGCCATGTTACGACCCATAGACTTCATCATTTCGCCAGTCACGCCGCCTTTAGCGAGTTTAGTCATTGGCTTGCCGGGGTGCATTCTTTTTTCATGCTTGTGCACAGCACCCGCAATCATTTTCTTGTCCTGTTTTAAATCTGCTTTGTCCATTTTCAACTCCTAAGTTGTTGCTATCGTAACTGTACCCAATTGCACCGATAAAGCCAAGTTATTTGGCGTTAAAGCTGCATCAAAACTACTTGCTCCACCAACGGGATTCCAGCCCCATTGGAAGATTCGGCTACCACCACCAAGATACCCATCTGCTAACAGGCCAGACACTTGGTAACTCACATCAGGACGCGGGTCCCGTACACCTTGCGGATCATCAACTGGGTACATACCCAACTGCAACTGCGGCTGATCTGGGTCCCAACAAGAGGGGCAGACCAACAGGTTGTACGTCTTTGTCTTGATAACTTCCTTGCGTAACGATGTCAGCTTGTACCGAAACCCACATCGGTCACACTCAGCAATCGAATTCTTGCCGGATGAAAACCGATTAGCCATTAGGTACTGCTCCCAATGAACATCTGGCGGGGGACAAGACGGATTGCTGCGCGTTCCTGATCTTCATCCGCTGCCGTAGTCCAAGCCTCGTCATACTGCTGTTTCAAAATCTGAATCCGCTCCATCCCGCCCGGCACTTTAAGTGCCAAGTAGTACGCCAGCCCTGCTGTCAAGCAGTTAACAAAGCGAAACGGAACGTCCATGACATTTACACCGCTACCAGCATCTTGCACGCGACGCATGCGCCAGTACACGAATTGATATGTTTGTGAGCCGTCTGGCGTAGGCCACACGGTGATACTTTGCTTTTGAACCAAACTGATTGCGGCACCAGTAGCAAGAGTTGCCGCCGTTGTGCCGTCTTGTCCACGTGTACAGTTCAAAAGATAGGCTGGTGTAGCGCCATCTGCTACAGAAAACTCGTTGTATCCAATCAACTCTGTGCCTATCCGTACAAACCCTGCATTTGGAACGCCCACCAGACTTGTGATTGGAATAGATGTAGCCGTTGCGCTAGTGGTTGTTGACACACTGCCCGCCAAAACAGAAGCCTGCCCAGTTAGACGCTGAATCCACACTTGGATTGGACGGCCTTGGGTTAACTTGTTGGGGAGTGTTGCGTAAGTAGAAACACTAATACGCGTAATCGTTAAGTCCGCCTGATTGCTTGGGCTATTTGCCTGTGTGCGGATAACGTGTTCAAGAATGTCTGCGGTATCGTCTGGCAGTGCATAGGTTGGCTGGCCTTGTGTCAGAGTGATAACGTCTTGTTCAAACGTCCACATGTTGACGCCACGATTAGCCCAGTCTGCAAACAATAAGTTCAAAGACCTGCGAGCAGTCCTCATGTCGTAGCCCGTACGCAACTCCGAACCCACGCGCTCGAACGCTTCCTCCACCAGTTCGGCGAGGTCTAAATTGAACGACGATAGTCCAGAGGTGGTTGCCATTATCTAAAGCCTGCTGTTTTCTTTGCTATGCCTTTGGGTTGCGCCACGAACTGTTTACCTGCTTTTTTACCCGCACGCTTTGCACGGGTAGTTGCCGCATACTCTGCGGGGCTTAAAGACTTGATTGCTGCCTCTGGCAAGTACCGTTCTCCCGTTTTGGAAGAAGGTTTCCCCGACTTGGTACGCCATTTCTGGTCGCCCCAATTTTTAAGGGACTGCTGTGGCGCTTTCAATCTCGATAGCCCCCGCCCGACGCCTTGTACTTCTTGGCTACAAGTTGCGCTTTGCGTGCTGACCACTGTCCTGCACCTGTGCCCTGAGTTGCCGCCGCTTTTACTTGGCTAACAATCTTCTTGCGAAGACTAGGCTTTGTATAGTTACCCGCAGCATTAACCGTCCCACCCTTTTTGAATTGGGTGAAATCCGTATCATCCCGTCGGGCAGTCTTCTTGCCTTTGGGCATTTTGGAGGGAGCAACGGCTCCCATACCACGGCTGGGCATCATGATTTAGCAATAGCCGCCAGATTTCATAGAAACCATCTTGCCTTTAGTCTTGCCTTTAGTAGCAACACCATCACGGCTAGGAGCAGCAGTCTTCACTTTGCCCATGCTAGTCATGCCACCAGAAGCCATCTTCTTAGTAGCGCCTTTTTTCTTAGCCATCATTGCCATGAAGCCGGGGTTCATTTTGCTT